ATCGTCTAACTTTCTATACACTTCGTCTTTAGTCATTTACAAATATTTCTTTCATTATTAATTTTGATTGTGTTTCATTATATATTACAAAAGGTCTGAGTTTATTGAGTGTGTGTTTAATTTTCGGCCAAACAACTTTCTCTTCAATTTTCTTATCCCATACCTTACTAAACGATAATACTGTATCAAGAATGATGGCGGTCTGGAGGTGAATTTTTTTTCTGAGCAATAATCGTAAAACTCTAGGATGTTGTCCGTTAACCACATCAAAGCCATCATCAAAAAGAATAGACCTGTTATCAAGGTCATTACGAATAGCCACGCAATCGTTCCTGAAATGGTAATCAAAGCCATCTTTGTATTTTCTATACTTGGTATAATTTTCAGCACCCTCATTGTTTATAACATTACCAATCCACTTATTGCCATCAACAGCAAAATTACTAACAAAATAATCCAGTATATCTCGCTCAGCATATCTCTTAGATAACTTGTGAAAAAAATACCTATCTGACCTTTTTGTAAAGCTTTCCAACTTAGCAGTAACCCTACCACCATATTTGTGGTAATCATAGTCAGAGGTGAAATGATTTTTGACTGCCAAATATGTTTTAAATACATCAAATCCACCATACATCATACAATCTTATATTCAAAGTTTTGTGTTTCATCATTTATATGTACCTGTTTAGCACCATTTCTAATATGAAAGTGTGTAGCCATTGGTGTCAAAGGCGACAATGTAACCAATCTACTAAATTTATTTTTTTGTGACCACTCACCTAACTTCTTAATAATCTCCTTACCTGCACCTCTTTTTCTTGACCATACAGTATATGCAACAATAATTTCGCCTCGCTGACCATCTTGGTTGGCAGCTTGTGACATATAATCCATTTCTCTTACTGTATAAGGTACCTCTGGACATAATGCAACACAAACAATTGCCTCAATCTCATCATCATACTTTAAACCAAATATTTTTCGGCCATGCATAATACGGAAACCAAGGGTCAGCTCAGGTCTTACAGGATCCTCTGATACATCAATATCATCAAGTTCGACTAATTCTGTACCTTTGACCCATTTAAAAAAGTCATCTATATTATCTTTAAACTTTTTCATCTAATAATTCTCTAGCACTTATTGGAAAATGGTCTAGTAAATGTCTAGTCATTTGTTGTGTTATCATTCTTGTTTCTTCTTGCGAATCTTCTTTGTTTCTAAGATTGCAAATTCTAGCAAAAGCCATCAATGAACCTGTCCAATACCACTCTGTCATCATATTTTGTGGTAAAATCATTCTTGCCATTTCTGGAGCAATACCCTCATCAATCATTTGGTTATACATACCCTCTGCTTTTTCCATTAAGTATGATATATCAAATTCTAATTCTTTTTCACTTGAACCTTGTTTAGCATTTTCAGGAGCACCTCGCCAAATAAATGGTACATAAAATTCTGGTTTACTATCTACATATCTTCTACTGACTTCATTCCATACTAAACCTACTTGATGTTTTACAAGTTGTCTTGCAACAAACACAGGTGCCTTAATTAAGAATTGTACTGTAGTATGACCAAATGGTGACCAATGGTCATGGGCTGCAAGATATTTAATTAACTTCTCATCTGATTGGTCAATAACATCTTTCTTTTTGGCGAATGAAACACGAGCTGCATTTACAACTGATAAATCACCACCCATTTTGTCAATAAGTTGTATGTTCATTATATTGGTAACTTTCCTTGTGGTGCTGAAGATGAATTCTTTAACAACCTTAAATTGGTTGCGTCAACTTTGATTTTCTCTTTTAGTGATTTGGAAATAAGTTTTCCAATTGTACCTGGGTCCAGGTCGTTTTCTTTACAAAATTCTAAGATGGCATCCATAAGGCTACATCTTTTTTCTTTTGCTAACTTCTCAATTTTTAAACTGAATTCTTTGCTTTTCATGTAATCATTATACCATATTATTAATAAAAGTCAAGCGTGAGTTTATTCTGTTACGAGGAAAACTCACAAAACCCTAAGCAGTTATTAAGCTGCTAATGCAAAGGTATTATCGTTTGCGTTTAATTAGCATTTAAGGTTGCCACCTATTA